GGAGCGTATCAACAAACTGAAGGAGTTGGAGATTCTTAAAATCGATTCTAAGGGGGTTAAGAGCCTCACTAAGCCATTATCTGAGATTATCGATAAACCTGTCAAGACTTCGTTTCTTGTCCGCTATTCGTATGAATGGAAGTCTATCGTGCCTACAAGCGAAAGAAATACCTCAGCTCATCCTTCTCGACCATTCTGTGCTAAGTTGATGCAGTTAGATAGGCTTTATTCTCGGTCGGAGATTGAGTCAATTTCTCGCAGGTTAGGTTACTCGGTATTCGATAGAGGTGGTGGATGGTGGAATATGGGCGGTGGAGTAAACTCTCCTTCGTGCAGACATCAATGGGTAAGTAAGGTTGTAATCAAGAAAGACAAATAAGATGAGCAGAAACATACTTTTTATATCCGTACAGACTATTAAGGATCGTACCGGACTTCACTCCAACGTGGATGATAAATTGATTAACCCTGAGATTTTGACTGCTCAGGATATGTATATCCTTCCTGCGTTGGGAACAGGACTTTATGAGCGACTTCAAGATGGCATTGAGAATCAAGATTTAACTAACGATGAATCGACTTTGTTGGATACCTATATTACTCCTTGTCTGGTTTATTTTGTTATTTCAGAACTTCCGATGGGTCTTTCCTATCAGTTCTACAACAAAGGAATGATCCGTAAAAGCGGAGAAGGTCAAGAGAATCCGAGTGCTTCGGATATGATAGATGTAGCGGATAGATATAAGTCGAGAGCGGAGTTCTATAAGCAAAGACTTGTAAAATATCTCAAAGAAAAATCAGGTACTAACTTATTTCCGCTTTACAACAATCCAGGTAATGGCTATGATGTTATCGTACCTGATAACGAAGCTTATACTACGTCTATTTGGCTCGGTGATGATGATTGCTGTGCAGGTAAATCATTTGAGGAAAAATATCAAGGTAACATAACCCGATGCTGTGGCAAATAAAACCTACTCACTTAAAAATCAAAAGAAGCTCAAAGTCTTCTTAGAAAAGCAAGAAAATGACACTCAATCAAATCGTAACAACGATAACCAACTTAGCGAACGCACATCAACAGATCGAGAGCGTTTACTTCGGAGACTTTCCCGATTACCTAAGCAGGGGAACGGATAACTTATATCCTTCTCTTTATTTTGATTTGACAGGTGGTCAGATTCAAGAACGCAGTTTAGTTCTGAATTTCTCTTTGTATTTCTTTGATAGGATGCTTCACGAAGAGACCAACGAGACCGAGGTGCTTAGTGATATGTTAGAAGTCTGTCAGGATATTATCGCTCAATTAAGGCATCAGAACTTTGAGTTCGATGAGGGATTGAGTGCTACTCTTTCGTTCTTTACTGAAGATACTCCCGATTTATTAGCAGGAGTTCGGGCAGATATAACCTTAGACCTTCCGTTCCTTGCGAACAGATGTGTCGTTCCTTCTACTTATGAATACTAAATAAATTACAATGCCGAATAAAAAGATAAATGAATTAACTCCAAGAACTCCTACGATAACGGACTTGATTATTGTAGGAGACCCTGCTTCGGGTTATTCATACAAAGCGACTATTTCTACTATTTCTACTTTCGTAGGTAATAACATTCAATTCAGTTCTTTAGGTGGCATTTCTTTGAGTTCTCCTACGAATGGTCAGGTATTAACTTATAATGGAACGAATTGGGTTAATCAGACTCCTGCTGCTGTTCCTGTTACAAGTGTGTTCGGTCGCACAGGTGCGGTTGTAGCTGCGGAAGGAGATTACAATTTAGGACAATTAGGAGATGTTACGATTACAACTCCTACAAGCGGTCAGGTTCTTAAATATAACGGAACGGCTTGGGTAAACGATAGCGACACAGACACAGGGATTGTTAGCCTTAATGGATTAACTGCGACTACGCAGACATTCGCAACAGGTACAAGTGGAACGGACTTTGCGATTACTTCAACTACTTCAACGCATACTTTTAATCTACCGATTGCTTCAGCTACGAATACAGGTAAGTTATCTTCTACGGATTGGAGTACGTTTAATGCAAAGCAAAGTGCGATTACTTTAACGACCACAGGTTCAAGCGGTTCAGCTACGTTCGTTTCTAATACACTTAATATCCCTACTTATACTCTTGCAGGTCTCGGTGGAGTTAGTGGCTCAGGCACTACCAACTATATCTCCAAGTGGACAGGTACAAGTGCATTGGGAAACTCACAGATATTTGATAATGGAACGAGTGTGGGAATTGGAACTGCAAGTCCGAGTGCTTCATATTTATTAGATGTCAACGGAACTGCAAGAGTGCAGAACTCAGCTTACTTTGCTACAACAAGTGGGAACGTAGGAATTGGTACTACTTCTGTATCAAATAGTGCAAGTGAAAGAGTTTTACAATTAAACGCATTATATTATTCTACTTTTAGATTGAGAAATGATGCTAATACTGTAACAACAATTTTAAGTAATAATGCTAGCGGATGGGGGTATGTTGGAACAGAAACAAATCATCCTTTTTTATTTCTTACCAATAATACAGAACGTGCAAGGATTACCGCTGCTGGTCGCTTACTCATCGGAACAACTACCGAATCGACGTATTTGCTTGATGTAAACGGAACATCGAGAGTTCGTGAATATCTCTATATGTTGCGTTCAGATGGTGCTGCAACTATCGCTGCTCTGACATATCAACCCGGGAATACTATTGATATTGGGAACACGTTTCGTGTACTTGGTACTAACAGATGGCAAAACACAGTAGGGTCTGCATCATACATTGAAAATAACTATTTCACAAAAGTATTTGCATCGGTACCACAAACAAACGGAAATTGGACAATGTACGACTTTCAATTGTTCGGTAGTATGGCTCCCACCATTGCTGCATCATACAGTCAAAAAGTTATTGGTACTGCGTTTACAATTCAAAGTACCGCGGTAAATAGTTTCTTTGGTGTTGATGTAAGAGCAACAGACAATTCATCATCAATAGCAAACAATGTGTATGCAATTTATGGTGACGCAACACTTGGAACAAATACTTCGGCGAATCGTTGGGCGGGATATTTTATCGGTCGTGGATATTTTAGTCAAGTATTAGCAATTGGTACAACTTCGCCGAATGCATCAGCTCTTTTAGATGTAAGCAGTACAACAAAGGGTTTCCTACCTCCGAGAATGACCAATGCACAAATGGTGGCAATAGCAACTCCTGCCACTGGGTTGGTTGTTTACGATACCACAAACAATAAACTAAACGTGTACGATGGTACAAATTGGGTCGCAACTCACTAACTCTTAAAATAAAACAAATGAAAACAATTCAACCTGTAAACGTATGGCAGAACGGACAAGTAAAATCTGCTACTAAATTCGACCTAAATATCGTGTACGACAATTTGGAAAGTTCAGCTACTTTCTACTATCAGCTTTTGGAAGTATTGGTAGATGCAGAAGGTAACGAATCTACTCAGTCGGTAGCGGTCGGTAACTTGACTATGGATGGTCAAGAGTATCAAGATTGGGATGACTCTAATGATGGTGCCTATATTTGGGGTGCAGATCAGTTGAGCCTGACAATTATCTAAGTTTATCTATTTACTAAAAATACCTAATATGACATTAAAACTGCACGAAGTAATCAATCTCTACTACGAACTTAACGGAGTAACGAAGCAAACAAAAGAGGGAAGCGAAGTCGTTAGCCTCGGTATTTTAAAACAGAAAATGTCCTTAAAGAGCAAGGTCTATCTGCAACGATTGAACAAAGTAGTATCCGATGAGGTAAAACTCTACGAGGATGCTAAAAAGGAACTATTTGAAAAGTACGGAAAGCAGGAAGGGGAATCAATGTTTATCCCTGCTGAAAGTATTGAAGCGTTCAATCAGGAGCATTTAGACCTATTAACCGCAGAAAAGAGCATTGATATCTCTAATCTGTGGGGATCAGATTTGACATTAGAGGCTTTGGAATCTATCGAAACTGACGAGTTTTATCCACAATTATTTGATTTGATAGATTCTAAAAAATGAACGAGATTGTAGTATTCTTAGTTGGTCAAGCCGTAGCAATTATTGCAGGACTGATTACTATCTACACGAAGATTACTCTAAAGCTAAAAGAGTTAGAAATCCGAGTAGAGATGATTGAAAAGGAAGATGATTATATGATGCAGAAACTCGATAAAATCGAGAGAGCTATCAATAACATCGCAATAGAATTACAAAACAAAAAAGATAGAGAATGAAATTCGGTTGGAAACATTACTTCGCTCCCACTCCTAAGCGGATGAGAGTCCTGGGGGATTCCTTAGCAGCAGCAGGTACATTCGGAGCAGGTATCATTATCCTTAACGGACATCCTTTAGCAGGTACGATTGTAATGATTATAGCGGTAGTAGGTAAGTTTATTTCAAACTTCTTTACTGATGAACCTGATACAAACTGATTTTCCATCTTCTCAGTATTTCGCTGAGGAGGTCCAGAAGAAACAAATCTACCTGCATCATACAGCAGGTAATTCAAATGCTATTAATACGTTCAAATGGTGGGCGAGTAATCCTGAACGCATAGCTACTTGCGTAGCGATAGCAGGAGATGGTCAAATCGTACAAGGTTTTTCCTCTAAGTATTGGGCGTATCATTTAGGAGTGAAGCGGTCTGTATTCGATATTTATGGTTTTCCCTTTATCAACTTAGATAAGATTTCTATCGGTATTGAAATTTGTAATTGGGGGCAACTAAGCGAGTCCAATGGCAAGTTCTATAACTATGTCGGTGGAGAAGTTCCTAAGAGTGAAGTGGTAGAGTTATTAAATCCTTACAAGGGATGGAAGTATTTTCACAACTATACGGATGCTCAGATAGAGAGTGTGCGTGAGTTATTAGTATTGTGGAATCAGCGGTATGGTATTCCGCTTACGTACAACGAAGATATCTGGGGAGTAACTCCGAGAGCCTTGAAAGGAGAACCAGGAGTGTTCACTCATAACTCAGTACGTAAAGATAAGGTCGATATTTACCCTCATCATAAGATGATACAAATGCTCAAATCTTTATGAGAAATTGGAAGGATAATGCTACTAATGTTCTTATCATAGGGTATATTATTTTTATCCTTCTTGCTTTGGTTTCTGTTTTATCCTGTAATCCTGTTAAGCAGGTTCTAAAAGATAAAGAGAAGTTAGATAAGGTCGCTGAGGTGGTAGTCAAAAGTGGATACTGTGCGAACGATACTACGATAATTACGAAGAGCGATACTACGATTCAATACGATACTACTTACGAAACTCAAATTCAGATCAATGAGAAAACAGATACTATCCGCATTCCGAAAGTTATCACTCGAACTATCACTATTCGTGATACGATTAAAAGTGTGGTGGTCGATAATGCTCGAATCAATCTTCTACAACAGGAAATAAATGCCTATAAAGAATCTACCTACAAGCTGAAAGAAGAGTTATTACATTGGAAGGAATTAGCTAAGAAAAGATGGTGGAATCTTTTAGGTCTGATTATTTTATTCAGTATCTACATTCTACGTAAACCTATCTTAAAGCTAATCAATGTTGCTATCTAAAAGAAGGAGACTCTACTTCGATATCGAAACGAGTCCGAATATCGGAATGTTCTGGAGTGCAGGGTATAAGCAGAACATCGACTATTCCAATATCATTAAGGAGAGAGCCATTATCTGTATCTGCTACAAGTGGGAAGATGAGAGACAGGTCTATGGCTTAACGTGGGATGAGAATCAAGATGATAAGGCTATGCTCGAAAAGTTTATCGAGATAGCAAATCAAGCCGATGAGTTAGTAGGACACAACGGAGATAAGTTCGATTTAGCTTGGATTCGGACTCGGTGCTTATTCCATCAGATACAGATGTTCCCTAAATACGTTACTATCGATACCTTGAAGGTGGCTCGGAGTAAGTTTAGGTTCAATTCTAACAGGTTAGATTACATCGCTAAATACTTAGGAATCGGACACAAAATTAAGACCGATTTTAATCTGTGGAAGAACATCCTCTTAAATAAGGACCAGAAGGCTCTGAACTATATGGTCAAGTATTGTAAGATGGATGTAAGTCTTTTGGAGCAGGTGCATAAAAAATTATCCACTCACATAGATAGGAAAACACATTACGGAGTTATCTTCGGTCAAGATAGGGGTACTTGTCCTGAGTGTGGCTCTGATGAGTTGATAATTAACAAACGAAAAACAACTGCAACAGGGTTAAAAAAGATTCAGTACCAATGTAAGACTTGTAATCACTATCACGAAAAGACAGACAAATGAGCAAGATATTAGATGAGGTTATTGAAGACTTCCGTAAGCGAGAGCAGAGAGGTATAATGAAGTACGGAGTTACTATGGATCGTGAGGATTTACTTTCTCACGAGTGGATTCAACATTTCATAGAAGAGTTACAAGATGCGATTTTATATTTGAAGAAAATACAAACACTACAAAATGGGACACAAAGATTCACCGATTCTAAAGAAGCAGATTCAGGAAATGTTGAGCAAGCTCGAAGCAGCGGAGAGATTATCAATCCTTGAGCCTCTGTGTGAGAAGTACCGAAAGGAAAGCCGACAGAACATCGAGAAAGACCTTCGGGAGTTCAAACAAAAGAAAGGAATACCTCGGATTAAAACTGACTACTGATGGAAGTAGATGAGCAGATACCAAACTTTACCACTCCGCACGAAGACATAGGAGCAGCCTTTAACGCAATTAACTCTATATCTGAGTACGATATGGGTTTATGCGATGAGGAAGAGCGAATGATCTTAAAGGAGATTAAGTTAATGGCTCTCTACATTATTCATATCGGTATGAGGGAAATATACAAAAGTAACTTCTATGACTCAGAAGAAGAACCCTCACAAGGTAATCCATCGTAAATTAGGAAAGGAGAGAGCCTACGGATTGGCTCATACGGAAGATAACGTAATGGAGTTAGATGAGCGTTTATCTGGGTATCGGTACTTGCTCTATGCTTTACACGAACACTTCCACTTAAAGCATCCCGATTGGTCAGAAACTAAGGTACGTCAGGAAAGCTCGAAAACGGCTCGATTTTTATGGGGTATGGGGTTTCGGTTGGTCGAACTGAGATAGGCTCTTAAATCGCCTCTAAATGCGTCTGAGAAGATGTGAGATATCTTCAGCATCCTCGATAAACAGCATCCCGACCAATTTGGGTACTTTTTGAGTATCCTCGAACTCGGTGGTATGGGGCATTTCCCTTAAATAAAATTCAGGCTCTTTTATTTTGTGCAGGTCAAAGGAAAATATACCTAAAGGAGTGGAGTTGATATAGTAAACATTCTTACATTTTATCAGCTTATCCCACTTCATTTTTTCTATTAGTAAGGTATCGTAGTGCTTGTTTCTGCACTTCAGTTCGATAGTTAAATCGAATTTCGGGGAGTATCCATCTCGGTAACTGAATTGGTCGGTCTTTTGTAGGTCAGTTATTACCGACTTGACTAAGGTAAAGAGTATTTCTTCGTTCATCCGAAGTAATGTTTATGCCAATTATCAGTACCGCAGATAACTCCTATCCATCCATCGGGGTTACTATTCCTTCTCTCTTTTGCTTTTAATTTTTCGCATTGAATACAATGGGGAGAATAGTAGTTACCACTTTTCACGAAGTAAAAATCTCCTGAGTGTTTAGTCTGCTTACAGACTGTGCATTTTTTCATTTCGTTAGGTTGTAGATTATTAAAAGAATATCCGCTAAGTTCTGAGCTTCTTTACCTTCGTAGTATTTGTATGCGTAAGGCTTGAAGTTAGTATTCTCTTGATCCATCTCTTGATATGCTCCTTCTGACTTGTAGGCTCGGATTATCTCTTGGCAGACTGTACGTATAGATTTATATTTTCTGTACGTATTAAGGAAGTTCCTTCCATCTTTTTTGTACTCGTTAGCGTAGTAGAAGCTGAGTTGGATGAGATGCTCTTCGTATGTCATAGAGTATAAATTAAGCCTATTCCTTGCATCTTACAAGCATTAAAGTAATTACCGACTGCGGTCTGCTTTGCATATGGTACGTGATAGTTCTTGGCTATGTAAAAAGTACAGGCATCTTTATCGATGCGTTGGTCAAGACTTAATCTGTCGTAGATATCAGGGTGGAATTGAGTTACATCTCCGTTATCTAAATAACTTCTATAAGCCTTATTAGTCTCTCGCATCCATTGTTCTGGACTTGTAGGATATCCGATGTCGGTTATCTTCAAGGTAGGATTCAGCAGAGGTTGATTTAGGTACTTGTTATTTTGCGAGTTATTCTGAGTAAATTTACTAATCCAACTTAGTAAAGTGCGAGGATCAAGTGAATAGTATTCTCCATAATCTCCACAGATACCATTCTCGAAGCACTCTATTACGTTCTTCATTGTGAGTTCAGGATATAGCTTACGGACTTTTCTGATTACTAAATCCTCTGTCTCATCGCTTACAGGCTTAAAAGACCTTAAATAGTCAAAGGCTGCGTTGCTCATAATGTGATTTTGGTGTTATTTCTAATGATGGAATGATAGTTTGATTATTAAATCACAAATGAATGTGATTTATATCTCAGTAAATCTTTGATTCTGAATTTCGGTTAGCTTATTCTTTAGGGATTCGTTCTTTACTTTAGATTGGTTCTGTCGGTTGTACCAAGTATTAACAGATGCTCTCCAGGACTTCATTTTATTCTTTCCTATCATCCATCCTACTGACTCGTAGTAATTAAGAAACTTCTCTGCTTCTATCTTAGCCTTCGCTGAGTCGTTGTACTTCTCTTTCATTTCAGAGTGAACATCAGAATAAGAAGGTGGAGTAAAGTTCGAAGATTGTTGCTTGACCTCGACAGGGATATTGTACTTTTCAAGTATCGTAATAACCTTAGCGTGAATCGGACTTGTAGGGTTTAACTTACCTCCGTATTGGAAGTCTATAAATCCCTTACAGATAATCTTGCCATCTGATAACTTCTCGAATTGCTCTCCATTATCGATTGATAGAAGATCAGTTTCAGTTACTTGCTGTCCGATATAAAGCGAAGCGAGAGTGTAGTTAGGATGCCAGAGACCGGCTATGTCGCACTTATCTCTTACGAATTTTACAAAGCATTTAATCTTAGGGGAAAGTTCCATAAACCAAGCCTTATCCCATATCTCGGTGTCGGTAAATCTCTTAGCCATTTTTTTCATTTTGGTATTGTTCAAAGGTAGAAAAACTATTTGTAACTATGTCTTGGTGTGCTTTTTTATATCCATCTTCCCAAGCCTGTCTTAACTCTTTACTGAGCATTATTTTAGCTTCATAAATAAAATCAACTTGTAATTCTTTAGCAGTTCGTGAGTCCATTTCTTTTTTACTAACCATTGAATTGAGAAAATTAAATCTATCTGCTAAAAATTCTACTGCTGTCATACGTTTGCTTTTGGTAGGATGATGTAATTCTTGTAAGGCACTCGCTGAATCTTAATCGGTGGTGGGTATGTTTTAGCTACATCCAGAAGGTTGTTATAGTAACTCATAAAGACTACGTCATTATTCTTTATGTAGTTCGTTATTTTGGTGTAATGATAACTGATAACTGAGTGATCTGAGTATCCTATTAGTCTTGCTATTTGGCTCAAGGTTACAGGGTAATTGTGATAGATGTAATGTCCGAGAGCCATTCTCATAGTGGACATACTGACTGCTCCTTTAAGTCTTGCTCGCTTCGTTCCGTACATCTTAAATAAATCCTTCCGAGTGATTCCGTAAGATTCGCAGTAAGCATCTACGAGTGCGATTAGTTGTTTAGTTTGTTCTTGATTCATATTGTTTTGTTTTTTATCCCCATTGATCAGCCATAGCTTTAGCTATAAGTGGAAATCTAAATGATCGTGCTACCATTCTATCTTCAGATGTTTTTGAATTAGTTAATCCTTTATAATGCCACATTGGATCTCTTTTTTTTCTTCCTGTTTTTTTACAAATCCATTCATAAAATTCACCTTTATCTACTGATTCACCAAATAAAGGAGCATCATAATGAGTAGCAACTAATTTTTTTAATCCATTAATCCATAAGCAAGTAGTTTTCTGTGCTGCGTGACCAAAGTGGTATGGTTGAATAATTTGATCTGGCTTTCTATAAATTTTACTCATAATGCCAACAGGGTTCTCTATACATACTTTTGGTATTTTAGTATTAGTAAATAATAAAAAAAAATCTATTGCTAATTTTTGTCTACCATCTTGCTGCTTCTTTTTGAAATGCATAGCACCGCTTGATGCAAGATGCGTACAAGGTGGGTGAGCTATCATCATATCCCAATCATTATTTAATACTTTTGTTACATCATCTTTTATATGCCATTCAGGATGTCCTCCGCTGCAATCTTTAAGATCACAAGAATATGCTTCGTGACCTTTTTCTCTAAAAGCCTTACACATAATTTGTGATTCTTCACAAGCTATAAGTATTTTCATTTGTAGTAGTTTATTATTTCCTCTAATTCGCTTCGAGACCATTTCTTTAATGGGTTCTCCAAAGCATACTCTTCTAATTCCTTTACGAACTCTTCTCCGTATCTCGATACAAGTCCTAAGCGGTATCTAATAAGATTACCAGAGAGGAACATATTACATCTGATACATTGACCGTTCGTGTTATAGTATGCTAACGAATCAGGGAGACCGAATCTTAGTCCGCTATGTTGCCCCTGAGAGTGGTAGTGTCCCGCTTGCTGAACTTCTGATCCGCAGGAAATACAGCCGAAGTCTTTATCTCTTTCCCTTATGTGTGCGTTGAACTTTTCCTGTGCTTTCTTTAATAACTTGGGGAGAGGGATTGACTTTTTGCTCTGATAGTTTTTCATAGCGAACAAAGAAACGATTTCCGTTATTGTTTACCAAACACATTTCGAGTTCTTCTCTGATTACTTCTACGTGGTCTCCTTTGCGACCATAGACTATATCAGAAGCTGCTCCTATTATGTCTTCAGTTAGATACATTAGAAGGGTAAGTCTGATTTCTTTTCTTTCGGCTCGTAAGTATCGACTGAGACCTGAACATCTTTTCCGTACTTGTCCGGCTCGTTAAGTAGATTAACATTCAGCTTAATGAATTTTGATCCGTTGTATTCTTGAATGTAATCTTTAATCTTGTCAGGATTGATAGTAATTTGAAGCCAAGTGTCGTTTCTTTTTTTACCGCTTCCGCAGTAGATTTTCTTTTGCATTTTCTTTTGCATTTTATTTTGATTGATTGATTAAAAAGTTAGGGGGATTGCTCCCCCTTTAATGGTACAATTACTTGTACTTAGCTCGGAACTCCAGAGCTGCTTTCTTTGTGGCGAAGTTCTTAGAGATGAGTTTCCCTTTGTGGGTTACTCGTACTCGATAGGAGTTTCCATCCTTGTAAACATTTGCAGCTACGCTGCGATAAGTGGTGCTTGCCATAGTTTAGGCTTTAAGGGTTAAGAAAAAAAGTTAATCTTCTCCGGTTAGCATTATATCATCTATGTCCATTTCTTTAAGTGCTTTCTCAACATCATCTTTTCTAAGATAAACATCTGGAGAATGTTCGACTACCCAACAATCAAACCAATATGGGCATTGTTCATTTCCTCCGTGCGGATCGTATTCCCATTCAACTAATGTTCGGTAACAATCGCTATCGTTTTCGTCAATTTCTACCCATACATCGACATAGTTTCTTCCTGTTCTCATTTTAATTTTTTTATGTGTTTAGAAATTTCCTTCTGAGTCGGGTTAGTTACCTGGTCTAAAGGTAGCTGCAAATCTTCAAGCCTGAACTGAATCTTCTGGTAAGTTTCGTAGTTCACGCACTTCTCGATTGATTCGAAGGCTGACTCTCTCTGTTCTTCCGTTAGAGTGGTATTGTAAACTAAGTTACGGAGTATCTGCTTCTCTTCTTCGGTAGGTATTTCGTGCTTGTTAGTAGCATCAGAGTCGGCGGTATCATCGATAGCGAAGAGTCCATTAAGTGCGTACTTGCGAGCGTAGGAAGATGCTGCTCCTGTTACCTGTGATCCATCCATTCCCTTCTTAACTTCTTCCTCTCTTGCGTAAGCTACGGACTCATAAACTTCCGTTCCATTGCTAATTCGTGCGGTTGCTTTAATGTAGAATCGGTTGCCTAATACGACTACTTCATCGCTTAGAGTGAGATAGAATCCGAGAGGATTGATTACCGGCTTTACAGCTTCTACGATGTCCTCGCAGCTTCTGTACTTGTACTTACCGAATGAGTTAAATTGTCCTTTCGGTGCTTTAATTAAAGATTGAATTTTTGCTAACATATAGGTAGATTGATATTTGAAAAAATAAGGAGGGGGAGACCAAACCAAACCATAAAAAAACTCCCCACTCCGTTTCGCTTCAGATTAACGACCTCAGCGAGATGGTCTATTCCTTTGCTGATGGATGTATAGTAACCATTCCGAGAAATTCTTAGGCTCGTTTATTTTTGGTTGAGCCTTTATCTTGATTAGTTTATCTCGATGGATATATCGCATCCAAGCATTAAACTTATCGCACTCGTTCTGGTTCTGTGCCATAGCTTGAGTATTTAAGATCAAGTCCGTAGGAGATACCGGCTGAGAAAATAGACTGAGCAATCAGAGATATATCGTAGAACTTATTGAACGTGATAGTAACATCGTACATATCATCCTGATACCGTTCTACTTCTACTGATTCCATCGCAGAATTAGTAAGACTGTAAACCTTTAAGAACTCGGCTTGGAGTTCGCTTGTGAGAATTTTGATAATCATTGTTTTTGGTTTTTAGCGTTATTAAATACATCATCCCAATACTGTTCCCATTCTGATTTTGCGTCTTTCTTGTACTTCCATATCTCGAATAACATTTTTACATAGAATCCGAAGATAAGCAAAAGAAAGGAGTAAAGGAGAATCTCTTTCATAGCTGTTCGAGTTTAGATGCCAGGAATAAGATTAGAGCCATTGCGAGCAATCCGATGATAGGATTAATGTCTGTGTTTTTTTTCATTTGGTTTAGTTTTTAAGGTTATTATTTATTTTCAGATAACTTCCAATACTTTAACTCTCCTTCTCCTAATGTTCTCCATCCACTTTTGTTTGAAATTTCCCAGATCATTGGATTTTCGTTATACAAGCGTTCTACTTTGTAAGTTCCCCAATTTTCAGAGATAAATTCGATTTTATCTCCTACTTTAAGATTTTGCTTTGTAATTTGTGTGGTCATTTGGTTTAGTTTTTAGTGGCTTTCGCCGTTATTGATAGAACAAATATAGAGCGACTTTTACACATTTCCAAATTTTCGGGCAACTTTTTTTGAACTTTTTTTGAAACGGGGTATATCCTATTGAAAATCAAGCAGTTAGAAAATAGGGTATTTAGAGAAATAGTATTTTAATACCTATTTAGTAGGTAGTATGTAGGGTATTTAGTACCCTATAATAATAAGAATAAGAAGAAGTATAAGAATAATAATAAGAAGAAGAATAAGAGTAGGTAGCAAATTTGTAAAATGACATCGCTTATTTTAGTAAAGTGAATCGCTCAGAGATCATAACGGAACTCTACTTATCGAAGGACATTAACGAAGCCATCGGGAAGATGCAACCTTATGAACTGCAAGAGGAACTAAGGCAGGAAGTCTTTTTAGTGCTTTGTGAGATGGATGAGGAGCGTTTACTGAAAATGTACTCAGATGGATATTTGAAGTATTTTGTAGTCCGTACCATCGTGAATATGGCTAAGAGCGACCGCAGTAACTTCGCTCGGACTTTTCGAAGAGTTTATGAAGAGGTGGGAGATTTAGGATCAGTTGAGCCTTACGATGAGTCTATAAGCGAGAAGCTGAGTAAGTCTATGGAGATTCTACACTGGTACGAAGAACAAATCTTCAAACTTTATGCTGAATGTGGTAACTTACTTCAAGTTTCAAGAGATACGAAGATTCCGTACCGGTCGCTTCTAAAAACCATAAAGAAAGTAAAGACATTACTCAAATACAAAATTAGAAACTATGCACACGATTAGTATCATCTT